ATGGTATGCATGTACCTTCAGTTAGGTATATTGCTAAATGTTTAAAGGAGTATCATGAATGTTTGAGTTCTCAAAAATAGCAGAAAAGTTTGACGAACACTTGTCTGGACAACTATATTGGCATAGTAATTTCGTTAATCATTTCTTGCCAGAAATTGCATCGGTATTTATGGCAGAAGAAACAAATGTGTATGATTTTGGTGCATCAACAGGTAATGTAGAGTTGGCTTTATCAAGTATGATTAAGTCGAGAAACATAGACTATATACCAGTTGAAAAATGCAAAGAAATGGTGGAAAGATATAAAGGTGAAAGCGAAGTAGTTCTTGATGACTTCCTCAATATTTATATGGAAGAGTTTTCATTTGCCACATGTATTTTATCTTTATGTTTTGTTCATCCATCAAAAAGAGAAATGTTTATAGATTCTTTAAAAAATAGCTGTATGATTGGCGGTGCTTTTGTAATATTAGAAAAAATGAAATCTAAGGGTGGATACTTAGGAACAGCTTTAAATCGAGTCACATGGCGTAATAAAATTGAAAATGGCGAATCTGTAAAAATGGTAGTTAATAAAGAACTTTCTTTAAGTGGAGTACAATACCCATTAAGCGAAAAAGAACTTGAAGGATTTGAGTTAATATGGGCGTATGGTGATTTTCGTGCTTATATTTGGGTAAAGGATTTTTAATGATCAATGATGCAAAAATAATAAACGGAAATTATATAAAAATATACAGATTGAATGATTTTTTTGATCATGTTGTTTGTATGTTGTTAGAACATTTTGACAATGAAAAATATGAAAAAACAATGTTTTCAATTGGAACATATTGTTTTGAACCAATAGCAAACATTAAAGCGTTTTTTCCTGATCATAAAATAATAATATATCAATTAGAACAAATGATGGATGGAGATAACTGGCACTATTCAAGAAAATCAATAGAAAATATGATAGGTGCTGATGAAATATGGGATTATGATTTTATTAATTCTGAATATTTAAAACAAAATAATGTTCAAGTAAATAAAATAGTTAATCTTCTTTACACAGATTCATTAAAAAAAATACAACATAATGAAAATCCATTTTTTGATGTTTTATTTTATGGTTTTATGAATGAAAGAAGGTATAAAATACTGCATAAAATACAATCTGATTTATATGGAAAAATTAAAATAAGTTGGATTTATGGATGCCAAGAAATAGATAAACATATAGAAGATTCAAAAGTTATTTTAAATTTACATGCTTTTGAACCATACAACAGACAAGAACAAGTAAGAATGTTTTATCCAGTTATAAACGGAAAAACTGTAGTTAGTGAAATAAGTCAAATGAATAATATGGATGGATGCATTATAGAAACATCAATAGAAAATATATCGCATGTTTTAATGGCTGTTTGCAAGACAAACTTGTGGAAAGACTTTGGATTGCAAGCTTCTAAAAAATTTAAGGCATTAAGCCAAAGAAAATTACTTGAAATTTAAGGAGTATTGAATGGAAGAAGAATTAGATTATCATTGTTCTGAATGTGGAATACAAATTTCAGAGTGGATGCTTCGAGATGTAGATGGAGTTACAATTGATACTTGTTTAAATTGTGCTATTAAAACATCATTGATGTCATGTCCTGTTTGTAATAAAGATATAGGTATGACAAATGTAGATCGTGCAAATAGAATACTTGGTGAGGGATGGGAAGAAATGTGTGAAAAATGTGCAGTTGAATTTAAAAGGAAATTTTAAAATGGAAGATGAATTTGTAATTACTTTTTTAAACAATAAAAAGTATAAAATTAAAAATGTAAAAAAAATAGTAAAGACTAAACCTAAAGGGTATAGTAAATATGTAAGCACTATAGATGAAAAAATATGTAGGTGGAAAATAAAATGAAAAGCATAAAAATAAAGATTGATGATGAAATCTTCTATGTTTTTTATAGTGAAGAATGTAATTTAAAAAAAGATATAACTAAATTAGATTGGGGTCAATTATTATATCATTTGAAAGATTCCGTTTTTCCAAAACAGGAAGATGTAGATGAAGACACAGATAATAACCACATAATAGATTTGTCTTTGTTTTTAGATGATTTTAAATTTTTGGTATTTACACACTCTTTTGGAACCAGAAGAGTTTTTTCTATTTACTGTAATCAAAAAATAACATCAAAGAAAAAGTTGGCTTTTGGAAAGTGGTCTGCTGAACTTGAATGTGGTCATTCATATATAATGGATGAAAAAATAGACGATTTAAATAAGTTTAAAAGAATTTTTTGTTCTAAATGTTTGGAGGAATCTAATGGATAAAGGTTATATTCGTAAAGACAAATTATCTGAAATAAAATTAGAATCTGGAGGGTTAGCTTTAATATCTATAGAGCAAATTCAAAATTTACTTGAAAATTTAACTGGTAAACATTATGACATTTTTGAATTATTTCAAATGTTAAGATCTTTTGATGGAGATATAATAAACATGGATATGATGGAAACCATTGTTGTAGAAGCTTTGTATACATTAAATACAGATGGAACTAACTGCAAACATGTTACTATATCACCTATTGCAGAAGACAAGGAAACTTCTAGAATGATATGTGAAGGCGAAAAAACAATGGAAGAATATTATATTTCTGAAACAAAAAGACTTAAAGTGAATATTTCAAAGAATCTTAGTTTTGTAACCGAAAAATGTAATGAATACAAAAAGGCAATGTTAGGTAAAAAATATGAAAACAGATGAAATAATGAAGCGTATTGAAAGTGGTAATAGTTTGGCAGATAAAGTTGCTAACTACTTAAACTTTAGATTTAAATATAAATTTGAAAAAGCTTCTATCGAAGAAGACAAGAAGCTAATGATTGATTATAAGTGCAGTAAAAGCAATAAAACTGCACAAATGAAATGTCGTGAAAACAAATCAGACATCATTTACGAAGCAAAAAGATTCTATTCTACAAGCGGTTGCTTTTATGAAGAAGCAAATGGTAGAGATGTAAGAACAGAAGCAACGCTATACATATGTTTGTCAGCAGATAAAAAACAAATAATAGTTGCAGAAACAGAAGCAATTAAAAAAATAGTTCAAAAAGAAATGCAGAAATTAGAAATAACATTAGATCAAGTAAAACAATATGAGCAAGAATGTGCATCTACTAGGAATAAAACAAAAAAATTAGCATCAAACAAATCTAGAATTGAAGTGTGGTTTAAAGTTGATGAAGGTGTAGATTCAAGGCATTATAGCAAGCTCCTTGTTTTTATACCATATTCAGCTATATTTGAATCTGTTGTAATTGATTTAAAAGAAAATGAAAATATTTTAGACGAAAGGACTTGGGGAAATGGACAATGAAATTATGTTTAATCAAAGAAGTCCAAGTTTATTAGTTATTGATAACTTTTATAAAGATCCAGATTGGATTGTAGAAAAAACAAAAGAATTTGATTTCAAAGAAGAAAACAAATTTTACAAAGGAAAAAGAACAACATCTTGTTTGTTTCCATATGTAAAAGAAGAATTTGAAAGAATATTAAATGTTCAAATAGTAGACTGGTTGCATCAACCAATGAATGGTGTTTTTCAAAGAACAGAAGGAAAAGATCCATTAGTTTGGCATAGTGATTCACAAGACTATGCAGCAGCAGTATACTTAACAAAAGATGGACCTACAAATGCTGGAACATCATTTTGGAAAGATAAAAAATATGGTTGTAGAAGACCACCAAGCCATCCATTAGAAAATAGACAAGGAATAAGTGATTCAGATATATATACACAATACAATTTATTGCATGAAGACAATTGGGAATTAGTAGATAGGGTTGGATCTGTTTATAATAGACTTGTACTTTGGGATGGAAAAATGATTCATTCTGCCACAATGTACGGAGAATTTTCTAGGTTAGTTCAACTATTCTTTTTTAATGTGAAAAAATAATGCCATACTTTTCTATAGTTACACCAACAAACAATACTCAATTTCTTGCTAGACTTGCTAGGTCTATAGCAAAACAAACACTTAAAGATTTTGAATGGGTAATTGTTCCTAATGGAAATGCAAACATTGATATTGAATCTTTGGCTTTTAAACCAAGGATTGTAGAATCAAAAAATCCTGACTCAAAATTAATTGGGTTATTTAAAAAAGAAGGGTGCATGGCATCCAAAGGTACTGTAGTAGTAGAAGTAGATCATGATGATGAACTAACAGAAGACTGCTTGCAAGAATTATACAACACATTTAATTCAGACGAGACAATTGATTTTGTATATTCAAATTGTGCAGAGATAGACCCTGATGGTAAGCCATTTGTTTACTCTGATTATTTTGGCTGGAGAAATAGACCATTTAAATATCAAGGTAAAGATCTTTTAGAACTTATATCTTTTGATCCAACTCCAGCATCATTTTCTAAAATTTGGTTTTCTCCAAATCATGTTCGTGCATGGAAAAAATCATTCTATGAAAAAATTGGTGGTCATGATCAAACAATGGAAGTTTTAGATGATCACGATATTCTTTGCAGAACATATATACAAGGAAAAGTTAAACATATAGACAAGTGTTTGTACATTTACTATAAGCACAAGAACAATACTTGTTATGGCGAAAAAAACGCTTTCATTCAAGAAGAGACATTAAATATTCATGATAGATATATTTATCCATTGACTGAGAAATGGTGTGACCTTAATGGTTTACTTAAGATAGACCTTTGTGGAGGTTTTAATTCTCCAGAAGGGTATAAGTCGGTAGACATGCAGAATGCAGAAATTATACATAATTTAAACGATCCTTGGCCTTTTAAAGATGGTGAGGTTGGATTAATAAGGGCACATGATGCACTTGAGCATTTAAAAAGCCCAATTCATGTGATGAAAGAAGCATATAGATGCCTTTGTCCAATGGGTTGGTTTTTAACGCAAACTCCATCCACAGATGGCAGAGGTGCATTTCAAGACCCAACACATATAGCTTTTTGGAATAGCAATAGTTTTTGGTATTATACTAAGAGAGATCAGGCTAAATACATTGGAACGCCAGTAAGATTTCAAGGCAATAGAATTAAGAATTTTTTTCCTAGTGATTGGCATAAAAATCACAACATTCTTTATGTAAAAGCAGATCTAATAAAGATTCCAGAACAAAAATTAAATATTAGAGTTCCTGGGGAAGTTTTAATTTGATGGATTTAGCATTATTAGTTCATGCGTGTGATAAGTATTCTTTTGTTTTTGAAAGATTTTTAAACGCATTTAATGTTTTTAATTTAAGCATACCATGTTATTTCTCAACAGAGTCTACAAACATAAAAAGCAAAAGATTTGAAAATATAAATACTGATGAAAATGCATGGTCATTTAGATTAAAAAAATCTTTGTTTAAAATAAAAGAAAAAAACATAGTTCTTCTTCAAGAAGATTTTATAATTAATACTTTTAATGAAAATTTGTTTTGTGATCTTTATAAATTTCACAATGATTATGGTTCAGACATTACTAAAACAGGTTCATTTAAAACTTTTTCGTTGTTAAAAACTTCTATTGAAAATATATACGCACAAAAGTATGGTTATTATTTAATGAGTCATCAACCAATAGCTATATTTAATAAAGACTTTTTAATATCAACTCTTAATGAAAAACAAAATGCTAGTGAGCATGAAATGTATTGGTCTGAAAGAATAAAAGAAAATAATATTTTTTGTTTTGGTAGAAATGAATTGGATCATCAAATGTTTAATCCTATTTTTGGATATAAACATGTTATAAGCAAGGGTAAGATAATAGATTAACCATGCCATATCTTTTCTTCTGGACCAAGCAATCTAGCTAAAGTAAATAGAAAATCACTAAGTCTATTTATAAATACAACAATGTTTTTAAAGTCTTGATGTGCTTCCATAAGTCTAACTAAATCAATTTCAACTCTTCTACATACTGCTCTAGCTAAATGAATTTCGCAATGATTGAATGGAATTATAAAGTTTTTTAATGGCTTTAAATTTTTAGTCATTATATCAATAGTTTCTTCTGTTTTTTTAATGTGTTCTTCTTTTATTCTTTCTTTTCCAGTAGCCACTTCTGCACCAACTTCAAAAAGAAGATTTTGTATTTCTATTATGAAATCGTATACTTCATGGACTTTTAATTCTAAAATATATTTTTGATTAACAAATCCAATCCAAGCATTAAGCTCATCAATACTGCCAAGTAGTTGTATATTAGGGTTGGTTTTTGGTACTCTACCTATTTTTGGCAAAAGTGTAGTTCCGTCATCTCCAGTTTTTGTATATATTTTCATTTTAATTTCTTGAATATTTTGGTTGTTAAAACGAATACTATTATATATTACTAAACCATAAGGAGGAATCAATATGAAAATAATAATTAGAAACATCTCTGGAGAATTTTTTTGTAGACAACCAGAGGTTGGATTAACAAAAATAAAAAAAGATGCATATGTTTTTGATTGTTATAATGAAGAACATGCAAATTTAGTTTTAGAAAAAACAAAACAGTTTATTTCAAATAGTGATTTAAACTTAGAAGTTATTGAAAAAACACAAATAAATTTAAATGTTGAATAAGGAGAAAACATGAACATATTCGTTTTAGATAAAAATCCAAAGCAAGCTGCTCAATGGCATATGGATAAACATATAGTTAAAATGCCTTTAGAAACAGCACAAATTTTATGTACTATTCTTAATAGTCATGGAGTTATGACACCATATAAATCAACACACATTAATCATCCATGCACACTTTGGGCAGGAAAAAGCATGGGTAATTTTATTTGGTTGTGTGAATTAGGATTACATCTTTGTGATGAATATTCTTATAGATATGAAAAACAACATGCATGTAAAAAAGTTATAGAACAATGTTTAACTTTTGCTTGTAAAATACCAAACATTGAAATGACAGAATTTGTTCAAGCTATGCCAGATGAAATAAAATCAAATGACACAGTTGAATCATATAAAAAGTATTATATAAAATTCAAGTCTCATATTGCTAAATGGAAGAAAAGAGAAACACCAAATTGGTATATTACAATATCATGAAAATTAAAAAGAATAGGCAAAAGAAAGCTAGAAGAATAATGATATTGGCATCAATTAGAATGTCAAAAAGCATTGGAGTAAAATTCAATAGGGTTTGCATGGAAGATATACGAGATATTTATATGGATATGTTTGGGGTAGATAGTTTAATAAGAAGGTTTGATATTGCAAGTATTGTCGCTTGATTTTTCTTTTTGAAATCCATAGGGGCAATGCTTACATGATTTTTTACAACAACGACCTCTTTTTTTTAAAAAAGATTCTGTTAAAACAACTTGTTTGTTTTCATCTATATAATAATCTATGTCTTTTATCATTTTTTAGGTGACTTTGTTTTTATTCCAGCTTCCTTATATGCATTACGCATTTTAGGATTGTCATCTATAGCAAACAAAACATTTTCTTTTATGCTTTCAGCATGTCTTTTTTTAGACTCATTTTGATCTTTAGGACCACCGCCTATGTTATTCATCATAAGTCTATTATATTTAACTCCAGCTTTCTTTAAAGACTTTACAGTCTCATCTCTGCTAGATTCTGGCCTACCAGTTATAATATAAATTTTATTTTCTTTTGATAATTCATTAACATAATCTATCATTTTTTTAATTGGGTATATACCATTACGCAAAATGGTGTTGTCAATATCGACAATCACCACATTTGCATTAGAAAAATAAATATGTATGTCTTCTGTTATGTTCATATTAACTTAGCGTAAGAAGAAATTTTAATTGAGAAAAAGAACTAAGCATTTCATCTCTTGCATTTAATAAATTTGTTTGTGTAGTTGAATCTACATTTTTAGGAATTTCTACAATAAGTAAATTTTCTGCTTTAGCAATAAAAGTAGTTATTTCTTCTGGAGTATTATTAGAAACTCCATAAGAATTAAATTCTCCATGTGGCATTAATCCATGTTCACCCTGCCATTGCTCAATAAATTCGTCAATACTTTCAGACAAACTATCATAAGCTTGACCAAATGATTGGTGTTGAGCAAAAGATTTGGTGTTCCAATGAAAAACTTTAAGTTGCGAAAGTAAAAACAAAAAGTCTGCTTGAGTAATAGTAGCTTCTGTTGCTACATCAGCAGCTTTTGCAAAGTAATTATGAACCTGTTTTGTAATATTTAGCTTTTTCATGTTAATCTCCTTACATAAATATACACCAGCACATAAACTATAATAGTGTATGTGTATTTGAAAAGCTTATCAAAACATTGTGGTATTTTAAATGATTAAAACATATCATGTAAAAATAACAATTCTTAAAAATAAAAATAAATATAAAGCAAAAATCTCAAAAGATGGATATATATCTATAATTCTTTGTGCTTCGTCTGATAAACAAGCAATTGAACTATTGGAAAAAGTTGTTTGTATAGGCGACAAAAGAAAAATCAAGAATAGCAAGAAAGTTAAGGATTTCATATTGCAAAATGGCAATGGTAGTTATATGTTTGCATTGCGTATGGAGAATGTAGACAGCTATATAACAAGCTTATGATCATAAGTAACTGCGTTATCAAATTCAATAACGGTTCTTTCGCAGTTCTTTCCCCGAAGTAATCATAACACCAGGGTATGTACCCAAAGACTGCCATAGAGTAGCCAAACTCTTAACAGGTGGCACGAAAAGTTTAATTAAGAATCAACACTAAGATCGGAGTGACCCCTTCTCCACTTAGACCTGATAGAGCAAAGCACAAAATTCTTAATTAATGTCTTGTTTGGTAGAGTTTATAGCACACTGAAAGTAAACAAAAGAACTCTGATGCTATGCTATCAGGGTAAAGAAGGGGTATTTAAAATGAGATTTAAAGCAGATATAACACTTAAAAAGTGGGGCAGTGAAGAAACAATAGCAAACGAATCTTTTAGAGACACATGTTTGAAGATATTAAAAATGGATATACTGAAACAAACAAGCTGGCATTACCATGCTCAAAAAGAGTCTTATTTTTATATATTCTCTGGAGAGGTGTCGATACACACATCTGACAACAATGACTTAAATTTGGCACATGTAGAGCTTCTAAAACAGGGCGATTGTTTTTTTGTAGGAGCAAACAAAAGACACATGATAACAGCAATGAAAGATAGTGTATTACTTGAGTCATCTAGCTTTGATGACCCATTGGACAAAATTATAGTTCCTCACTAGCTATGTCACAAAATATTTGAACTACACTCTTCTCTATAAATCCAAATGAGTTTAAGTGAGCAACATCTTTTCCAACTATTAAAGTTATTTCCATAAATTCAGATTCAGATATATATCCAGTTGAATAAGCATTTCTTATTATTTGTTTAAACAAAACAAATTCTTCTTTAGTAAAATTTATGGTATTTAAATTGAGAAAATCAATTTTGCCTTTAAAATAAGCCTTGAGTGTTTGTTGACTTTCCTTTATTCTATTTTTCATACTAACCTCTTATATCGAGAACATTATGGCAAAGAAAAACGAACCAGAGATAAATGTAAAGCTGTTAATAAAAAGAAATCTCCTAGATGTAGTAGAAATAGAAAAAGCATCATGTTACACAAATGATCCAGACTTTGGCAAAATTCAAAATGATTCTGCTTGGTCTTCATCTTCTTTTACAAGTTTTGTAAGAAAAAAGAATACATTCTCTTATGTTATTTATGAGAATTCTAAAATAGTTGGCTTCATTTTGATTGAAAATGCTGCAAATGAAACAATAATAGAAAAATTAGTAGTTCATCCAAAGAATAGAAGAAATGGTTATGGAACTAAAATGATTGAGTTTTTAACTCAAAAAAAGTTTAGATCGATAATTTCTGCTTATTGTAGGGAAGATGACAATGATAGCATTAAATTCTATAGCAGTAAAAAATTCAGATCAAAGTTAGAGAAGAAATACTTTCCCAATGATATTGATGCAGTAAAATTTACTGTGGAGATTGGTAATGAAAAATAAAATACCTGTAAATTGTTTGGGTTGGTGCAATAAAAGTTTTATGAGTGTTGACCCAAAAACAAATAGGTTGTGTAAAAAATGTAGTGAAAAATTAAAAAATATGACTAATGAATTTGGAAAATGGGGAACAAAAATAACAAGAGAAACAACAAATGATTAGTTTTTTTTTAAAAATATTTTCATCTGAAAGATCTGGCAAATGGTGGACTACTCGTTGTGAACACATTAAAAACAATCCATCATGTATAGCTTGTGGTTCAAAAAAAGGCGTTCAAGTTCATCATATTATACCATTTAATATTGATCCATCTAAAGAGTTAGTCAAAAATAATCTATGCACCCTTTGCCAATATTGTCATTTTGTTTTTGGTCATTTGCACAATTATAAAAATTATAATCCAGAAGTAATTAGGGATTGCCAAGAACATTACAAAAGAGTAAAACAATTTAAAGCTAAGACTTTTCAAAGACCTATTTCTATATGGAGGACTATTATGGCTAAGTTTTTTGGTTCTATCGCTTTGGTTTTTTTAGGATATTCAATCTATGTTAGTCATATGTATGTAGTAGAAACTAATAAAAACTCAACAGTTAAAGAACTTTTAGCTGCTGAAAATAGACTTTTGAAAGATGAAATTTATGCAGATAGAAGTAAACCAACTTATGAAAATGGTTATAGAGATGCTATTTTAAGGGCTGGATCACCAAGCGGTTCTGGTGCATATCGTGACGGATGGGAGGCTTGTGCAAAACTTTATGCGGATGGTTCATGGACAAGTGGCTATCATACAGCACTAGAACAATTTGGTTGGAAGAATGAGTCTACAGCATTCAAAACCAATAAACCACAAAGTGTATCTATGAAATAATTTTTTGTCTTTTGCCCTCATACTGTGTATTAGTATGGGGGTAATCATGAAAAAGAAATCACACAACAATAAAACTTTTGGTGAAATTTCTGGAAAGTATTGGTCTTCTTTAATTAAAAATGCAAAAAAAAGAAATATAAAAATAACAGCAACAATAGAAGAAGCTTGGGAAATTTTTTTAAAACAAAATAGAAGATGTTTCTATACTGGTTTAAAAATAACTCATAAAAAATATTTAAAAAGAATTAATAATAAAGACATATATTCTTTAGGAACAGCATCATTAGATAGAAAAAATAGTAGTCTTGGTTACACTAAAGAAAATATACAATGGGTTCATAAAGATGTTAACTATATGAAAATGAATTTGAACGAAAA